CTGCAGACTCTCGGTTCCGGACGCCTCCGAGGAGGAGACCGCCTACCAGAAGGCAAAGGAATACCTTCGGGGAATTAAATTCCTGAAGGGGCAGATACCTGACAGCGAAGGCACAGATCGCGATTCAGGAGTATTTGAAGCAGAGAGAGGATGATAATCCTTGGCTGTTTCCGAAAGGCGCAAGAATAACGGAATTGCGAAAAAGAGGGATCCCGCAAAAAGAAATGCACCTTTGGTGGCAGCATGCTGAGAACGTACGTCCGGGCAGACGAGACAGCGGAAGCTTGGAATCAACAGTCCGAGACATAGGGAAGCGTGCAGGAGTGGAAAATTGCCATCCTCATAGATTCAGAAGGACAGGAGCGACAATGGCGCTCCGGGCTGGAATGCCGATCATAGAGGTATCAAAACTGCTCGGACACGAAAGCATTGCAACAACACAAATCTATCTCGATATCGAGGATAAGCAGCTTGAAGCGACGCATGAGAAATATGTCATCTAAAGAAGTGATCTGGATGGAAGTAACACGAGATGAATTCGAACTGCCAATTCGGATTGCTGATTCGGTGGAAGAACTTGCTGAAATGTGTGGAAAATCAGTGAACTGTATAAGGTCCGATATTTCACACTGGAAAGCAGGAAGGCAGAAAACCTGCAGATTCAGAAAGGTTGAAATAGAAGAGGACAATTTTGCGCCGGCGCAAAAGAAAGAAAAAGGAGAAGTAAAAGATGGAAAAGACCACAGGAACAGCAAAGGTAACAATGGAAGCCTTCGGAGAGAAATTCGAGCAGACCGGCAGCGCGGTGATCGCATTCGTCATTAAACCGGACGGGAGAGAAGAAGGGACCATGTCGATGGCAATGGGGGGGGTCAAGCGTCAGAGACATCATTACGGCGGCTGCGAATGGAGTACCGAGTTTACTCAAGCAGATGTGCAGAGACAACTACGATGCATACAGAGCAGGGGAACTTTTTATAAAAATGTTCCGGGAATGCATGCGTGATGACAATCCGGCCAGGATGCAGGTCCAGCGCAGTGAAATTGTGGAGGCTAAAGAAACCCGGGAGGAGACCTGATGTACATATACGGGAAGCATCCGAACGAAGGGAATACAGAAGCATCTCAGGAAGAGATAGAAAAGGCACTCGGGATCAAGCTGTATCCGTGGCAGTTTTACTACATAAAGTGCCTCAGGAGGCTCCTGGTGGATGACGGGATACCGAGGGGGCTGACAAGGATTATATACGAATCGGCGAATGAGAAAGAAAGATTCGAACAGAGAATGCTGATCAAGATCATGCAGGATCTGAAAACGGCAGGGGTCGAATGCAACACATTTGCCCTGCGGAAAAGACACATGCACACGGGAGAAAGGGGAACAGAGGTGAGATGGCCATGAAGAGACTGGTGAAAGTGATCACATTTATCGCATTTATGTTCCTCATCATCGGCGGATCCGCACTCGACAGCAGGAACATCCTCATCCCGATAGCAATGATTGTTCCGGCACTCGTGTGGTTTTGTCTTCTGGCATGGGCTAACAGGGAAGGGAGAAGTAATGATCAGGATAGAAGACGAGCAGTTCAGCCCGCTCCGGGAGAACATCAACTTCATGCTCAACAAAACCATCGGAGACATGATGGAAACAGGCGAGATCAAAGAAACGGTGACCGCAAAGGTAGGAATTATCTTGGCACGTCGGCAGGTGCAGCTGACAGAGACAGAGACACGGCTGGCTTTCGTGCCGGAGTTTCACTTCAAAGTCACAATGGCCAAACAGATCCGAGAGGAAGTAGAAGGAGAAGTATACGAGGATCAAATGGAGATTATCGCAGACGCAGACGGCAATCTGCAATACAAGCAGATGCCGGGCGCAAGACAGATGTCGCTGTTTGATAAGCAGTAAGCAGATAGGAGGAGAACAATGTTTGAGAAGTTCGGAGAATTTGATTCTGCAGAAGAGATAAACGAGCTCGCACAGAATCTCTTCAACGAGGGAGATATCGAGAGCATCAAAGCGCTCGCCGCCGAGAACGGCCTGGGAGGCTGGACGGTAGATAATTACATCGAAGGATACGAGCCGGTATTTGTGGATGCGGCGGAAGCTGCGATCGGAAAGATCGAGATTGAACAGAAAGATCTGAAGCCCAAGGACATCATGGTCGACTGGTGCGAGTACATCAAGACATCATCCATGGAAGACGAGGAAATGGCCAGGGCTGTGCGCAAAAAAGGCAAGAGCCTTAAAGCCTGCATCGGAGAAATCCTGAAATGGGCATTTGCGCACCAGGTAGATGTGGACAAGGACATCATCAAGGCTGCGGGCGTAAAGGTGAGGAAGATCACGCTCGGCATGCCCGGGAGAGCAGAGGCAAAGAAGATCATCCGTGAGTATTACCTGGGGGCCGCAAAATGAAAAAGAAAGACTTGCTGAACATCACGCTCCCGGATGTTCCTGAGGAACTGATAAAAACCGCCAGGAACGATGAATACATGGAAAGAGACTTCTCCATGCGAAACTACGGGCGATACACGGAAAAGAGCTACAGGACGAGGCTGTACTTTGGAGCATCAAAAGCGGACGGAATCCTGGTCGTCAGGATGTGGTCGCGCGTACAGCTGGAAAAAGGGATCTATGATCCGATATCAGCCACATACATTGATGCGGCTGCTGAAAAGTGGATCACCAGAACGGACGGCAGCTGGTCAGAGGCAATGCTGCAGAATATCAAAGCAATGTATACGCATCAGCCCATGACATTCTGGGGCGCAGAAGATGTTTCGACAAAAGAAGACACAGAGCTCTGCAATCGCATGCTGGGGACCGACGAAGGCAGTATATATGAAGCCGTGCGGGAATGGCAGGATGACGTAAGGGCCAGAGCCAACAAGAAAAGAGCGGAGAGGAGAAAAGCGGACTGGGACAGGATGATGGAGCTGATCCCAGAGGAGCCTGAAGACTTCATGGAGTGGAGCGCCGGAGAAGGAACCATAAACGACAACTTCCTCCTATACAAGAGAAACGGCGCCATAACGGAGGTCTACTGCACACATTGCGGAAAGACCTTTGAAACGACAGAAAAGATGCGGCACAACAAGGGCAAAAAGACGCATTGGAACTACAGGAGCGAGTGCGTCGGATACTGCAGAAACTGCCACCGCATATTCGACACAAAGTCCTGGCGAAAGCAGAAGTACTTGCGCACAGAGAGCCATGTAGTCCTTCCACAGGTGGCCGGAGAATACATCTCAATGCAGTCATTTTGGGTAGTAAAGAAATTCAAAAAGAAACAGCTTTTGCCGGGCGGACCTGAAAAATGGGAACAGAAAGTATATGTCAACGAGAACCTAAGAGTATTCGTGGACTCGAAAACATTTGAGTCAAAGGACAGCTTTCGATGGGATGTCGTTCCACAGTTGGGAAGCCAATGCCTCTGGCGGCGCGTGAGGAGCCGGGACTATACCGGAAAACAATATGCTTACCAGATCACTTCCGGAAAGATGTATATGGGCAATGCAGACAAGATCTGTCAAGCGTCCGGAATGACCAGATACGTTTATGAAAGATGCCAGGGGAGTGAATCCAATAACCCGCAGCGCATGCTGATAACGATGGCGAAGAAAAAGTATCTGGAATATCTGTTCCGGTCAGGATTGAATCGGATCGCAGAAGAAGCGGTGAAAAGCCCGTACTTCATGGAACTGAACGAGGAAGCAGGCAATCTAAAAGACCTGCTGGGCGTTGACGGCCAGACGCTCAGGATACTGAAAGACATAGACGGGCATTACGACATGATCCCGCTCCTCAATGAGATAAAGTCCAAAAGACAGAAAGTGGATATCGAAACCATCAGGTTTATGAACACACAGAAGGTCTGGCTTTCCCTCTTGCCACTGGAAGAAACCGGCCTGACAGTCCAGCGGATGATGAATTACCTGATGAAGCAGGCAGACAAAGAAGGCAGGGGCATCCACGCAATCATAAGGGAATATAAGGACTATTTGGATATTGCGGAAAAACTGGGATATGACGCGAGAGACGAGATCATCTCCCGGACACCGGACCTCAAGCTGATGCACGACAGGTACGTGGAACAGTACAACAAAAACAAAGACGGAATCCGGGACAGCAATGCGAATCTTAACTTCTGGAAAATCGCCCAAAGGTCCGGAAAGAACGCGGAACATTTCGGCTACGAAAAAGAAGACCTGCAGATCCTGGTGCCCGAAAAAGCATCAGACATCATAAGAGAAGGCAGGGAACAGCATCACTGCGTAGGCGCCAACGACAACTACTTGAAGAAAATGAACACGGGAGAGAGTTTCATCATCTTCCTCAGAAAAAAAGAAGACCTGAAGAAACCATATTACACATTGGAGGTGGCATGGGACGGGAGAGTCATACAGAGCTATGGGGCGTATGACCGCCGGCCGGACGCGGAAAAGATTGATGAATGGCTGAGAAGCTTTACCAGGGCGATCAGGAAGCGGACGGAAAAGGAACAGGAGCGAACGCGGGTGATGGCAGCGGTATAAGGAGAAACATATGGATTATGTACAGATGACACTGGACGACTGGATGTCGCTCAAGAAGGAGATCAAGGAAGAATTTATAAAGGCATCCACCAGCTTCGTCCGGATCGGATACCTGCTCCGGAAAGCGGAGGACAGCGAAGGCTACAAGAATGACGGATACGACAGCCTCAGCGAATGGGCTCATGACGAACTCGGCCTGACGGCGACATACGTATCCCGCTTCAAGGCGATCAATGCCAAATACAGCGAAGGTGGTTATTCCGATCACCTGCTGCCTGAATTCGTCGGATATGGTTCCGCAAAGCTGGGCGAAATGCTCGCCCTCCCGGATGAAGACATGCAGATGCTGACACCGGAGATGAAGCGCAGCGACATCCGTGCTCTGAAGGAATTCAACCGCGACGAGCCTGAAGCACCGGACACAGAGTCGTGGATCCTGGAGATGATGGAAATCATCCCGGAGGGAGTAAAGGAAGATCTCGCAAAGGAATATCTGCAGGGGGCTCTGGACGGAAGGAAGTGCGCAGAAATCATCAATCCATCAGGGAACTCCATGAAGCGCACACGCGCAGCCATGGTGGCTATGACGGACGAGGGATTGTTCGTGAAGACATTCGGGCCGGAGGGAGGCCGCAGGAAGATATCATGGCAGGACTTCGCGCAGATGCTTTGTGAGCGGTACGAGAAATGGAAACCGCAGGAAAGTGTAGCAAAACCGGAAGAAAATACCCGGCCTGCTACGGAAAATGCACAACATGCTACGGAAAATGCTCAATCTGAACAGGAAAATGCTCATCCTGAACAGGATCCTGATCAGGAAGCGCAGGAGGCAGAGGAACCTGCAGGAGAAGAGGAACAGCCGGCAGATGGCACCGGGCAGGGCGAAACGGCGGCAGATGTCGCTGATTCAGAGGATGCGCCGGCAGAGGGCGCTGATCAGAAAGCCAATAAAGAAAAGCCGGAGCATATCGGTGAAGCCACCGAAATGGTATCGAAAAAAACCGCAGAAATAATGCTGCCGCCAGAAGAACCTGAGACAGTTGCGCCGGCGCAAAAACCTGAAGAATCAAAAACGTACCAGGACGCGAAAGCAATGATGGATGGCATCAATACTGCATTTGTAAGGAAAGATTGGGACAGGATGCTCAGCCTCCTGGAGGGGCTGGAGCCGGCAATCAGGAAGCTGAAAAGAGAGGAATGACGATGAAAAAAGCAGAGGAGATCTACAAGGCACTGGAAAAGACGATGGAATTCGTCGTGGAAGCTGGAAAGGCGTGCATTGATGTGAATAATGACGCAGAAGTGGTAAGAGACCTGGCGAATTCAAGAGATGAAGTGAACTCGAGCAATGGCAGATACGCCATTGATTATGCGATCAAGCAGATCTCGAGCGTCGCAGTCGAGAAAGTCAGCGACCTGGAGTGCCTGATCGACAAGGCAATCGCGGCTGCAGAAGAAGGCCTCGAAGAACCGGAAGCTGAAAAGGCCCACACGCCGACGGAAGCGGAGCTCAGGGATATCCACAGGGTGGAAACCTACGAAGTACCACCCGAAGAGAATGAAAACCCTCAGGCAATCCTCGACAAATTGTATTTCGCAGTAAAGGAAACACGCGCGGGTGCAGATGTGACAAACATCACATTCACAAAACCGGGCGAAGTCGTGATCTACTTTTACACCGGAGCATCGAAGCGGGTGAACATCGAGTGTGATTCCGGCATCGCCATGATCGTAGATGTATGCAGAGCACTGATGTAAAGGAGAAACCATGAGCAAAAGAGCCAAAAGACACATTGCAAGCTTCCTGATCGCGCTGGCCATGGTTGCGATTCTGCTCCTGCTGATCGCATCAACTGCCGAAGCAAAGAACGTCGGAATGATTTCTCGGAATGCTGACGGAGATGTATATCTCTCGGAAACCGGCTGGGTGCAGGTCGGGAGCGACACATACTATTCCCACAAAACAAAAAGCAGGATGTACCAGGTCGGGGAGGCCTGCAGGAATACATACAGATGGCGGGGGAATAAGCTGTATTACTTCGAAGATGATGGGAAGATGCTTCGAAGTGATACGAAGTATATCAAGCTGAATAAGGATCATTCAGTGCGTTATATCTACATGCCGGGGACGAATCACAATGACAGGTACAATGTCCGACTGGGAAGATACCAGAAGCGTGACCCAAAAGGCCATTGGAAGGAATATGGCATGCAGACAAACATCTGGTGGATGTGCGACATGCAGGAGTAAAAGAGATGAAATGCGGATGTGGGAAACAGATCTCGAGACGCCTGAAAGGGACATGCATGGCATGCAGATATACCGCCGCGAAACAAAAAAAGAGTGCCGGCACATGCTCCGGGCAGGAGAAAACAAAGAAAAAGCCGAGGATCATCGTGAATGTTTCAGAGCTCCCGAAGCCGTATCTGCCGCCTACACTGCCCGTGAAGATCGGAGAGGTCGTCCCTGATCACGAGGTGGCGAAACACAATAGCTTCTTCTCGGACTTCGACTGCGAGGGTAATGAGGAACACAGACGCAGAGGAAGGGAAAATAATGCATTGACCAGACCGTACACAGAAGCCGAGGACGAGAAGATACTCAGAATGGACGAGGAAGGAATGACATGAACACAGATTGCGGCGCAACTCAACAGACGCCCTGCGGGCGTAAGACAGAGAATCAATAAATTGAAAAAGCGGGAGAAAGAAAAGGAATGATAACAGGAATGAGGCTTAGATACTGCCAGTGGTGCGGATGCTCTTTCCCGGAGACAGTGAACCGAAAGATTTATTGCTCGAAAAAATGCAAGCGAGAAGCGATGCGCAAGAACAGAGAGAAAGAGGATGTTCCGCCTCGAGGGAGATTGCTGCAGCCGGAAGTCAGGATATGCAAAAGATGCGGAGCACCGTTTGTAACCGATCACGAGGGCAGGAAATACTGCTCAGACAGGTGCAGATATGGGAACGTGCAAAAAGTGTTACAAGAGAGACAGATGCCTTGAAGCAAATGAATATGGAAAATGTATCGAATTCAAAAAAAGGACAAGCATCGCGGCAGAAATCGAGCAGATTAACACTGAAATGCGATCCGTCTCAATTACCAGAACCGACAATACCGGCGACGCCAGTGATGACGAAGGAGAAGAAACCGAAGGAGATAGAGAATATTCTGAAGGATTACTTCTTTCATTCTGCGATGCGGTCCAGAAGGAGGCAGTGAACAATGAATGGTATCGTGTTTTTGGCGGCAGCACTATTAATGCTGTGCTTCGCGATGGCATTGGCGTACATCTCGATTATAGCCACAAAGATATATACGCTGGAGACCAAAGAGAAGAAAACGAGGACGTCCAGGGAGCATTATAAGACCTTCGACCTATCTGCGACAAAGCTGGAGAAAAGGCCGGAGTCATGAGCTGGGAGAAAAACAAGTGGAACTGCGGCATGTGCCATTCCTGCTATCAGAAAGATGATTGTCCGGGAGGGAGCAACGGTATCAGCTGCGATAATTATCTGGCTCCGGAGCCGACTAGGCTTGAGTGGCCGGACATTTACAGGAAAGCATACCGGAGTACATTTGGCAGCCTCGATGCAACTGCAAAAGTTTACCGGATCGGGCACGCAAAAGCCATCCGGGACGCAATGCTGCAGATCCATGGATTCACAGAAGAAGAGATAAGAGACATAGAAAGAGAGATTAAAAATGATATGCATCCAGTGCCAGGACGGCGCGATATTCTTCCCGGATGAAGAGATCGTCACGCCGAAAGCAGTTGCCAGCGGACACAGCCCTGCGATCGCATTCAAAGCAAAGAACACCGGAGGGATGCAGTTTATCAAACGATACCCTACGGAAGAGAAGCGGGACAAGGCTTTGCATGACATCGAAGAGGCGATGAAGGCAGAAGATCCCGATGGAGAGAAAAAGAAGATAGAGGAAGTCTTCCAGGCGCGTCTCGAAGCCACAGAAAAAGAACTGGAAGAGATGCGCGTACTGATCAAAAAAGAAACATCCAAAAAGACCAAAAAGCAGAAGCCCAAAGCGGGCAGCCGCAAAAAAGCTAATGAACCGAAAAAGGAATTCGCTCCTCCGACAGATGAAGAGATCATCGCCTACATCAAGGAACGCCAGATGGATGTAAAACTCGGCCAGGAAGCAGAGACCATAGCGGAAGCCTTCCGGGATGTCTACGAAAAGGAAGAGGACACAGGAGAGCAGGACGAAAACGGATTCTCAATCCGAAGGATTGTATGGAGAAAAGCGAACGGCGATCCGGTACAGGACTGGAAAGGATGTCTGAGGACATTTAAAGGCAGGCAGCTCATGTGGAAGGGAGAGGCCAGCGCCGCGAAGGGATCCGAAAGACAGAAAGCGAAGAATAACCAGTTCTGTGAATTTGGCCAGAATGAATATACGGACGAGGAGATCGAAGACCTCGAAAATGATTTATTGAACAGCTCAGGAGCATGAATAACATTACCCATTCTGTTTATCTCCTGTTTTAAAAATACTCGATGCGGCTGAGCTGTCCGCATCTGACAGCGCCAGAAACCAACGAACAAATTGATGAAAAAGAAAGGAGGAATTCCTCCATGCTTTTAGGATTCTGTTAAAAGCCAATTTGAGTCTACATATTGTGTCGTTAATGTAACTGCAAACTGTATTCAAGGCCGGCATGGCGCTGGCCGGCCGGAAAGGAAACCTAAGTGAAAAAGACAAAGATTGAATGGTGCGACAGCACATTTAATCCGATCACGGGATGCATGCACCATTGCCCTTACTGCTATGCCAGGGCGATGGTGCACAGATTCTCAAATACGCTGGAAAACAATGAAAAAGCAATCTATGAGGACGATGCACCGATCATCGAGAACGGTAAGAAGGTAGCTTATCCGCACGGATTCGCTCCGACATTCCATAAACACCGCCTCGCGCAGGTCCGCCACTGGAAAGACGAAAAGCCAAGGAATATTTTTGTGTGTTCCATGGCGGACATCTTCGGCGACTGGGTGCCGGAAAAGTGGATCGTCCAGACAATGGATGCATTCAGGGAAGCTCCGCAGCACAATTACTTGTTCCTCACGAAAAATCCGATCAGGATGATAAATCTGATTGAGCGCGGAGTTATTGAGGAAAAGGACAACTTTTGGTTCGGTACAACAACGACAAAAGCGGACGACATGTTTTTCGCATCGGAAACCGCGAATGCATTCGTGAGCATCGAGCCGATGCATGGACCACTGGAAATCATCCCTCCAATATTAAAGGAGCAACTTAAATGGGCAATCATCGGAGCTGAGACGGGAAACCGTGCAGGCAAGATAGTCCCGGAGACTGACTGGATACTGGAGGCAGCCTACAACTTCGAACAGCTCGGGATTCCTGTATTTATGAAAGATTCACTCATTCCGATCATCGGCGAGGAGAACATGAAAAGGGAGTTCCCGGAAGGGCTGCGACACGGTGGAAACAAAAATGAAAGTTCAATGTGATTTCTGCAAAAAGTCCTTTGAAATCAAGACAAAGGCAACAGTCGTAGGGTGCGATCCGGAAGGATTTAATGTGATATGGGAATACTTCACATGCCCGAGATGCAAAAGGAAGTACACATTCTCTGTAAAGGATGAGGAACAGAGAAGGATGATCGCAGCCGGAAAACCGATTGAGATGTTGAAGGAAAGAGAGAAATTCCTTCGGATGATTTACAAGATTGAATAGCTTTGGAGGAGGGCAGACATTGAAAGTACAACTTGATGCAGGAGCATTCATGCCGGAGCGTGCCCATGAATGGGATGCCGGCGCAGATCTGCGGATACCTGAGAACCGGCAATAGGGAGCCGACACCAATGACGTTTTACGAGGCCGGCGGGCAGCTGGCTTTTGCATAGAGGAGATGAATATATGACTTACGAACATGATGGCTGTACTGGATGCAAACACATTGGTAAAGGTGAGGAAGGACATCCTTGTGCGGAATGCAAAGGTACTGCATGTCAGGGTACCGCTGCTTATACTGAACGTCTCGACAGATATGAGCCTGCACAGATGAATAGAAGGGCAGAAATCCTTCATGAAGCAGAATCCTGTATCTGCGGACAGCGTGAGCAGGATTACGGATCGCCTGAGAGTAATTTCGAGATTATTGCAAATCTCTGGTCTGATTACCTCGACGCAGAGATCTCCGCCCTGGATGTCGCTATGATGATGGTGCTCCTCAAGGTGGCACGCATCAAGAATGGTGGCGGGTCAGGAGACTCTTTTGTGGACATTGCAGGATATGCAGCATGCGGAGGTGAAATCCATGACAGGAAATGAATATCAGTTTTTAGCAGCAAGAACCATTAACTACGATCTGACCGACAAAGAAAAAGAGATGCATGCGCTGCATGGAATGGTCTCAGAAATCGGAGAGCTGCATGGCCTTTACCAGAAACAGTACCAAGGGCACGAGATGGATCCCCGGCACGCACAGAAAGAGCTCGGGAATTTGCTGTGGTTTATTGCGGAATGGTGCACATCATATGGTTTATCACTGGAAGACATCATGCAGCTGAACATCGATAAGCTCCGCGCACGGTATCAGGAAGGCTTTGATTCGGACCACAGCCTGCACAGAGCGGAAGGTGATGTGTAGTCAACTATAGATCAACGATTTGACGGTATGCCCGAAAGGAAACAGCCGCCATGATGGAGGAACAGGATGGAGATTAGAGAAGCTATCGAAATTATAAACCAGTATGACATGAATTTTCACTGGAACGATGGAGAGCCGATCCCAGTGAAACAGCTTATGGATGCTTTTGACCTTGCCATCTCCGCTCTGGAAAAGCAGGAGCAGGACAGGTGGATTCCGGTGACGGAAAAACTGCCAGAAGATGAGTATGTGCTTATTAGCAAAAAGCCAACAAAATTATCTGGTAGCAAATGGAACGTGGGTATAGGCATACGAACGGCAGACCAAAGAAGTAGAAAAATCCAATGGAGAGACAGTGGATTTGGCATTATACAGGACGATAAAGTGCTTGCATGGAAACCGCTCCCCGAACCATACACGGAGGAAGAAGCATGATTGTGTACTGTGATGTCGATGATTGCAAGTGGAATGAAGATGGAAAGTGCTCAGGTCCAGTACACCCCGCAGGACACACTGCATTGTATATCAAAGAAACGGTAATGGCAGGTTCTATTTGTGATGACTACGAAGAGGATGAAGCGGAGGAAGAGGATGGCTGAATATATCAGGAAAGAGGATGCACTTGATGCCGTAAAACACGCATGGGCAAAAGGCATTGAACCATCACAGTATATCGAATCGCTTGAACCTGTTGATGTTGTGCCGGTGGTACATGCCAGATGGGAAAAATACAGCCCGATAACAAGAATTTAGGCAGGATTGCGACATATAGGCAGAAAATTGCAGAGATGAAAAGCGGACCAACTGACAGTACTGGGGAAGTAGAGGAAAAGAAAAAAATGATACGGATTGAGGATGCCTGCAAAGTGTGCCGTGAGATGATGATCAACTATGGCAGCTATGAAATGGATGAGGAAATTGAAGCCATAATCCGGCAGGAGATGGAACAGAAGCTGTGGATCGCCGGATGCCAAGGGGATGCAAGGGAAGTTCTCGAAGATATTTACGACAGGATCACGGACATACATCCAAAAATGATTGCGGAAGCAATAAAGGAAGACGGACTCAAGGACTGGTGTAAAAAGACACAGGTTGCCTTGAATATGCTCCTGGTTAAGCTGCCGATCAAGCACGAGGAGTGAAAGAGACTCTACATATTAAGAAGTAATAGCAGCCAGGCGCTTATGCGCCTGGACATTTTATAGCAACTTTACCCACGCGCATCCGCGCGTATTACCAGTTCATAAGCTGATTAAACTTGGAGCCACAAGGGAGAATTTAAGATGCACATCAGACGCAAGTACAGGATGAAAAATTCCATAGAGGTGTGTGAGTTTAATTCAGCTAAGGTTCCGGGAGCGAACAGGGTGAGGCGACCAAAAGAGAAGCCCACCTGTGAGCGGATCAAAAAGAACAACCAGAGACGGAAGCAGCGCGAGGCCGGAAGGATGGTCGAGCAGTACTTCAACGAAGATGACCTTGTACTGACACTGACCTTCAAGAAAGAACAGAGACCGGAGGATATGAAGGCGGCGAAGAGAATGTTCAAGGACTTTGTCAATTATCTCCGGAAAGAATACCGCAAGAGATACTACGAGCTCTTCTGGATGCGGAACATCGAGGTGGGTCCTCGAAACGGATGGCACATCCATGTCATTGTGAACAGGATCGAGGGAGCGGAGTTTATCGCCAAGGATTACTGGAGACAGTTCGGCGGTGTGTTTGTTGAATATCTGCAGGACAAGAGAGACCAGGGCAAGGACATCGGCGAGTACATTGCCAAGTCTCCGATCACATGCGAACGCGTGGCAGAAACGTCATGGAGCCATTCCAGAAATATCAAGAAGGTGGAGGGAGAGGACACGATCATCTCCGGCCATGCGATGACAGACAAGCCTCGAGTGCCGAAGGGATGGTACCTGGATAAAGACTCTTGCTACGAGGGAACCAATGCAGACGGATATCCATATCGCACATACACGATCAGGAGGATCAAGAAGCAGCGCATCGACCATAAGATGCCCGTGCGCAAGATTAAAGCCATTGAGGATGCGAGAAGGAGGAAAAGGAGTGGACGAACTGACAAAGCAGATCATAAGCCTGCTCGGAAATAAAAAGCCGCGGGCGGTATTTCGCAAGCGGTCGTACATCATCGCAAAAGAAGAGGGAAAAGACCCGCTGATGCAGAGGTGCCATGTATTCATTCCGACGGACGAGAACGGGACGGAAAGGGATGCGGCGTGCATCACAGTGACGACAAACTCGGATGCAAACAGGGTATGCGACATCCTCAGGAACAGATACGGCATGGCGAGATATCCGAGGGGCAGAGCGGATCCGCCATGGCTGGTGGAGGCATGGGTATGAGCGGACTGCTGTTTCCGAAGTCACCGCAAAGGAAGAGGCAGAGGAAACATGCAAAGCAGAGCATCATACATCCGCAGAGAGACAGACACAGATGCCTGCTCTGCATGTGGGAAGGAAACTATCGGGAGCAGGCAGGACTGCAGAAGCATCATGTGTTCATGGGACCCTTGCGCAGTATGAGCGAGTCCGAGGGATTCTTTACCTGGCTCTGTCCGGAGCATCACACGATCGGAAGCAAGGCCGTGCATCGGAATCATGGAGCATGCCTGAAGCTGCAGCGGTACGCGCAGGAGATGTATGAGCAGACACACACGCGGGAAGAGTTTATGAAACTGACAGGCAGATCATATGTGTGAGGAACGATGATGAAAGTAAGGGAAATGCAGAAAGAGGTCGCGGTTTATCTTTCGAGGTACAGTAAAGCGAAAGCGGAAGTACATGACATTGAGCACAGGATAGAACGTGTGCGCAATGAGATGATGGGTATAAAGGGTATTGATTACACAGGCGGAGATATGCCGAAGCAGCAGAACCGTACTGGCGACCTGTCGGATTATATCGCGGAGATCGACGACCTGATCAGGGAGTGGCAGACAGCACAGACCAGGGCAATCATTGTTATGCGGGAAATATCATCGGTAATCAATGGAGTCAAGGACGCAAAGGCACGGCGCGTGCTCATGCTGCACTTCGTGGATGATTTCTCGTATGAGGAGATAGCAGAGAAGATGGATAAGTCTATCAACTCAGTGTACAGATGGAGACGTATAGGATTAACAGAGATTGGAAATAAAAATCAAAATGGTAGTGTTTGGTAAAAAGAATCATGCTAACATGATATCGAGTCAACGTAAGACGATGGCACACTGATCAATACTTTTCCAGGGAACAGGCCGGAACGCAGAGAAGCGTCCCGGCCTTTTGCGTGGGAGAAAACAAATTGAACACAACGAACTGGTACACAAGTAAACGATGGCAGAGCAAGCGGGCCAAGATCATGAGGCGCGACGGATACATCTGCAGATATGCATCGAGGTTCGGCAGGCACGAGCCGGCAGAGATGGTACACCATATCTTTCCTCGCGAAGACTTCCCACAGTATGAACTGTGTGACTGGAACCTGATCAGCCTGTCGAGGGCGGCGCACAACATAATGCACGACAGGGATACCGGCGAGCTGACGAAAGAAGGAATCGACCTGCTGTGCCGGACTGCCAGAAAAAATAAAATTAAAATCCCGGACAGATATACAGAAGTGTCAGACAATTAGCAGAAAAACAGCACCCCCCCACATAAATGTCAGACAAATTGCGCGAAATCGTAATGGGCCGGGTAGCATCTTATACGCACAAGGCGTTTTTTGGAAAAAGGGGATCCCCACTTAAGGGGAACAAAGATTTCCATCTATCGCGCACACGCACGCGCATGTGAAGAAAACGGCTCAAAAATGCCTCGTTTTTATGCAGGCCGTTCGGAGGTAAGTGATGAAAAAAGCATCATGGATTCGACGCATCAAAAAAGCCTGCGAGGACGCAGGCACCTACAAACCGTTCTTCGACTACACGATCGCCACACTCGGCACGATCATGGAGCTCCGGGACGACGCCTTGAAAAAATTCAAGGATTCCGGAGGGGAGACGGTCATCGAATACACCAACAAAAACGGATCCACCAACATGGTCAAAAATCCTGCGCTCACAGTCGTCATGGACTGCCACGCGCAGGCGCTCTCCTACTGGCGGGAGATGGGATTGACCAGCAAGTCATATAAGCAGATGACGGGATCCCTGGACGTGGAGGACAGAGGCGGAGGACTGGACGATGTTTTAAGTGAACTCGGCCTGTAAGGCGGGATATGAAGGCTAAACACTATGCGGAAAGAGCGAAGCAATATGCGAGAGATGTAGTCGCAAGGAAGATCATCATCGGCGAGGATGTGGTCCATGCATGCCAGAGGTTTCTGGATGACCTGGAACGCGACGATATCGAATTCCGGGAATCGGATACCGATACCGTGTGCACACTGATGGAAACCCTGTGCGTGCACCGGAAGGGCGAAGCGCTGGACGGGACACCGCTCCTCGGAAAACCGCTTATCCTCGAAGACTGGGAGATCTTCATCGTCTACAACTTGCTCGGCTTTTTCTACAAGGGAACCAACGAACGGCGCTTCAAAGAGGCCATGATCGTTGTCGCCAGGAAGAACGGCAAGACGTCCTTCATTGCAGCACTCTCTTTTGCGGTATCCATCCTGCAGAGGCGCTCTGGATCCACGGTCTACGTCGTGGCCGCAGCACTCAAACAGGCACTCGAGTCTTTCAACTTCCTCGATTTCTCTATCAAGTACCGAAAACTCGAGTCCTTCGAAGTGCACAACAACAGCTTCGAACATTCAATCAAGCGGACATTCACAAAGAACGGTGTGCCGGACGGGACAATTGACATTCAGATCATGGCGTCGAACCCGGATGCGCAGGACTCATTCAACTGCAATTTCGCCATCGCGGACGAAGTCGCGGCCTACAAGAAGCCGGCACAGTACAACCGCTTCAAGGAAGCGCAGGCCGCCTACACAAACCGCTTGATGATTGGCATCACGACCGCAGGCGACGACATTAACTCTTTTGGATTTCGCCGCACTGAGTACGCAAAGAAAGTGGCAGAGGGTCTTGTGAAGGATGACAGCTTTTTCTCCTTCGTAGCCCAGATGGACCAGGACGAAAAAGGCAATGTGGACTTCACGAACCCAATCCAGCACCAGAAAGCGAATCCAAATTATGGAGTGACAATTAGGCCTTCGGAGATACGGGATGCATCACTGCAGGCCATGAATGACCCGCAACAGCGGAAAGACTTCCTCTCACGCCGCGGAAACATTTACACATCGTCCATGCTCGCGTGGTTCGACATAAAGAAATTTCAGGCAAGCGATTCGAAATACAACTGGTCGCTCGCAGAGCTGGCCCGCCTGCCGATCGACTGGTACGGGGGCGCCGACCTTTCAAGAGTGTACGACCTCACGGCCGGCGCCCTGTTTGGCCAGTATAAGGGTGTCGATATCATCGTCACACATGCCTTCTTCCCACGGGCCCAGGCACACGCCAAAGCGGATGAAGACGGGATCCCGCTTTTTGGATGGGAGGAAGATGGCTGGCTGACAATGTGCAATTCGGAGACCGTACAGATCTCCGACATCGTCAACTGGTTCAAAGAGATGCGCAGCATGGGATTCAAGATCCGCCAGGTCGGGCACGACCGGAAGTTCGCCGGAGAAGAGTATTTCCCGGCCATGAAGGCGGCGGGGTTCAAGATCGTCGACCAGCCACAGCTCTATTACCTCAAGAGCAGAGGATTCCGCCGAATCGAGAAGTCAGCGCTCAATGGATGTCTGTATTACCTCCATTCGGAGGCATACGAGTACTGCGTGAGCAATGTAAAGGCGATCGAAAAGACGGATGACATGGTCCAGTACGAAAAAACGGGTGATCGTAATCGCATTGACCTGTTTGACGCATCTGTTTTTGCATGTGTGAAGTGTCTGGAAGCCGGAGAAAAGACCAAAAAAGATAACAGATGGCGTGGAAAGCCGGAAGATGAGCAGGAGTAAAGCATGGGACGAAAGAAAACGAAGAACAGGGAACCTACCAGGAGCAGAAAAACGGTCGTATTTACATCCTCATCCGTTTTTAACGAGATGATTGCGTCATCCGGCTATACATCCCTCGACAAAATGCCGGAAATTGTCGCCTGCGTGCGGAAGATTGCGGAGCTGATCGGCTCGGCGACTATCCACCTCATGAGCAACACGAAAAATGGAGATGAGAGGATCGTCAACGAACTGTCGAGGCTTATTGACATTAACCCATCTCCAAACATGACGCGCAGCACATGGATGGAATGGATTGTATCGACAATGCTCCTGTCCGGCAGAGGGAACGCGATCGTTCAGCCGCACACTAAAGACGGATACCTGGAACGCCTGGAACCGATCCCGCACTACAGAGTGTCTTATCTGGCAGAGGGCGAATACGATTATCTCGTGTGCATCGACGGCGTCCCGAGAGACCCACAGAACCTGCTGCACTTTGTCTACAATCCAGACAAATACCATCCGTGGATGGGAACCGGAGTAAATGCTCCGCTGAAAGAGATCGCCAATAACCTGCATCAGGCCAGACGGACAGAGAAGGCTTTTATGTCCTCGGAATACAAACCTTCGGTAATCGTCAAAGTCGACGCATTGTCGGACGAGCTCTCGACACCGCAAGGCAGAAGACAGCTTCTCGATGATTATGTGAAACCGGCGAAAGAAGGCGAACCATGGATCATACCTGCAGAGCAGTTTGACGTCCAGCAGATTAAACCTCTAACGCTGGAAGACCTCGCGATCAGCGACACGGTGACAATCGACAAGCGGACAATCGCGGCAATCATGGGGGTGCCGGCATGGATCGTCGGTGTCGGCGAATACAAGCGCGACGAATGGAACACATTCGTACAGACAAAAATAATGTCAATCGCCAAATCAATCGCTGCAGAGTTGACGAGAAAGCTGATCCTGAACCCCAAGTGGTATCTGACATTCAACGTATGGTCTCTCATGGACTATGACCTCAAGACAATGTCCGATGTCCTTCTCCAGGGCTCCGACCGCGGATATGTCAATGGCGATGAGTGGCGTGACCGCATGCACATGAATCCTGCAGGCCTGACGGAGTACAGAGTCCTCGAGAACTACATTCCTTGGGATATGGCAGGAAACCAGAAAAAGCTGATCCAGAACGAGTGATTGCGCCGGCGCAAATAGGAGACGAAAAATGGAAAACAGACAGCTGAGAAGCATCCCGTGCGAGTTCCAGACACGGGACGATGATGATCAGATGATCATCGAAGGATATTTTGCTGTGTTCGACAGTATCTATCAGATCTGGAACGACATGAGCGAGAGCATCGCACCAGGAGCATTTAGTAACTCTCTGAGCGGCGATGTGAGAGCTTTGATCAATCATGACACTACTCTGGTCCTCGGCCGGACATCGGCGCACACCCTCGAACTCAAAGAGGACTCCCGCGGATTGTGGGGCAGGATCGTTGTCAATCCGAAAGACAGCGACGCTGTGAACGCATACGAGAGAGTTAAACGGGGAGATGTATCGCAGTGTTCGATCGGATTCGACATCGTGAAGCAGGACACCGAAGTCCGCGAAGATGGCTCCGTCCACTGGACGATCAGGGAAGCAAAACTCTGGGAGGTGTCTATGTGCACATTCCCGGCATATGAGGAAACAAACATTTCCGCACGTGCAAAGGAGCGCGACGAGATCAAGAGCCGCAGCCTGGAAGCATGGAAAATGCGGATGCTCACAAAATTGAAAGGAGAAAAAGCAGATGGCACTGAAAGCGCTCATGCTCAGAAAAAAGATTGACGCCAAGAAAGCTAAGCTGGAAGACCTGAGAGCAAAAGCTGCAGAATTCCAGACACGCGAGGCGGAGCTGGAGGAGGCGCTCGGAGAGATTACCGAGGAAAGCACAGATGAAGAGAGAGCAACCGTTGAGGCAGAGGTCGAGGCACTGACCGCAGACCAGGAAGCCAATGACGGCGCGATCACAGACCTTGAGGGCGAGATCGCCGAGATGGAAGGCCAGCTCGCGACCGAAGAGGAGGCACAGAGAAACAAAGCCAAGGAACAGCAGAAGAGATCTGTTGACCAGGGCAGAAAAGAGGCAAGGGAGGTAGATACTATGCCCACAAGAATCGTTACCAGATTCGCAGATATGAACATCATGGAGCGGCACAAATTCTTCGAGGATGAGCAGGTTCGCTCTTTCCTGGGCGCCATCAGAGCAATGGCCAACAGACGCGACGCCGGCAGCGTCAGCAATGCACAGGTGCTGATCCCGGAGATCATGCTCCCTATGCTCTTCCAGATCGTAGAAGAGAATTCCAAGATGATGAAGCACTTCTACGGTCCCAATGTTCCCGGCACAGGCCGTGTCAGGATCGACGGAGGCTTCCCGGAAGCAGTATGGACCGAGATGTACGGCCGCCTCAATGAGGTCGAACTCGGATACTACGACCTCGAGATCGACGGCTACAAGCTGGGCGGAATCGTCAAGCTCCCGATCGCACTGATCGAGGATTCTGACATCAACCTCGCACAGGACGTGCTCAACAAGCTCGGCCGCGGCATCGGCTATGCATATGACAAGGCTGGATTCTACGGCACCGGCACAAAGATGCCTCTCGGTATCGTGACCAGACTCTGCCAGACCGCACAGCCTGCAGATTATCCGACTACTTCCCGTCCTTGGACAGACCTGCACACATCCAACGTCATCACTGTTTCTCAGGCAGACAGCACCGGCATCAAGCTGTTCCAGAATCTGGCCAGAGCATTCGGCAAGACCAAGAACGCTTTCTCCCGCGGCGGCAAGTTCTGGGCGATGAATGACACGACCTACAACACCCTGCTCGTCGAGGCCATGAACATCAATGCTGCAGGCAATGTCTATTCCAGCATAAGCCCTGACGGCGCCACAATGCCTGTCATCGGCGGACAGATCGAGTCTCTTGATTTTATCCCCGACAACGTGATCATCGCTGGTTACGACAATCTCTACATGATGGCAGAGCGCAAGGGAGTCCAGTTCGGCCAGTCCGAGCACTTCCTCTTTGCGGATGACATGATGGCTTACAAGGGCACTGCCCGCTACGACGGCAAACCCATGGTGGCAGAGGCATTCGTTGCAATCGGTATCAACGGCGTCACTCCTACCGATGCCATGACCTTCGTCCCTGACGTTGCAAACAGCGTTACCGGAATCCTGCTGACAGCGACCGCATCCGTCAAGGCAAACAAGACCGTGCAGCTGACCGCGAAGACTCTCCCTGTCGACGCAGATGTGACATGGACCACTTCCGACGCGACCAAGGCTACTGTTTCCGAATCCGGCCTTGTCACCGGTGTGGCAGCGGGCAATGCGACCATTACGGCGACCTGCGGAACCTGCACTGCAGTCTGCGCAGTGACCGTAACATCTGCCTGATTATAAGAGCAGCTTAAAACGGGATGTCAGGGCAATGCAAGAGTGGTGCCCTGACATCCTTCGGAGGCAGGAGGGGACAAATAATGACTGCAGAGCAGAGGTTGGATATCTTAAAGCACAGTCTGCAGAGGCAGTTCACATCGGCAAATGACGATTATCTGAAACACCTGCTGACTGCGGGGGAAGCGGCCATAAACCGCGAGGGTATCAAGGATGATGACACAGCAGATTATGAAAACTGCGTGATCGACTATGCAGCATATCTCTTCCGCAAACGTGCAGGGACAGAGACGGCAATGCCGAGGTTCCTGCGGTGGGAGTTGAACAACATCCTGGTATCCCAGAAAGCGAAGGAGGCGAAGGTGAGCGAATGACATTTGATGATGGAGAAATCAGGATTTACAAGATCACAAATGCGGCAGCTTCGGGAAAGAAACCAAATCCGGTACTAAGCGGGAGACCACAGGAGCATTGTTTTAGCTACGGAGAGCTCGGTGTAACACGATATTACACAGCGCTCAAGGCAGACCAGATCATCGAAGATGTGATATCGATTCCGGACTGGTGGTGGTTCGACGTTAATGCTCATGTCGCAGTGAAAGAGGACGGCTCACAGTTCCGGATCAGGATGGCGCAGCGCACAACCGACGAGGAAGGCCTGCAGATCACACGTCTCACGCTGGAAAGGATTGGTGACGAATATGCTGTCGTGCCTTGAAAGAGTAAGGGACGCCCTGCTGAGCGTCACCGAAAACGTCGGCCACTACGAAGCCATGGAACAGACGGATAAATACTGCGTGTGGGCAGAGGACGGCGAATCGAACAGCATCCATTCAGACAACCGTAAGGAAGGGCAGACCATAGAGGGGACGATCGACTACTACACAAAGGACGATGACGATCATGCTCCGGACGCCTTCCAGAGCGCATTCAACGACGCAGGCTTTGCGTGGACGCTCAACAAGGTGCAGTACGAGGATGAGACGCGGTATATCCACTATGAGTGGATCTTCCGGGTCGAGAACCAGCCGTGAGAAATTGTGAGGCGAGAGATGGCCAAGATTACATTCAGGGGACTGGAAGAATATATCCGTGCGATTGAGAAGCTTGGAGTTGATGAGGAGACAATGATCTCCAGGAGCATCTATCCGGGGGCGGCGGTGATTGCAGATGCCGTAAAGGCAGGAATCAACAGCCTCAACACCAGGGAGGACGGAGTCAGATACGGAAGCGGCCACAAAGCACCCGGACCCACAGAACAGGAAAAGCGAGATCTCGCGGAATCGTTCGGCCTTGCTCCGATGAGGAATGATGCAGGTTACATCAACACAAAGGCGGGCTTCGATGGATATGGCAGTCACAAGACAAAGTCATTTCCAAAGGGCGTCCCGAATGCACTGGTAGCGAGATCGTGTGAATCAGGAACAAGCTGGATGGCCAAACAGCCCTTCATGCGAAAGGCTGTTACATCATCCAGAAAAAAGGCAGAGGCAGAAATAGCCAAAGCGTTTGATGAAGAAACAAGAAAGCGGATGCAATGACGTGCATCCGGACGGCCGGAAGGCCTGAAAGGAGAAAATATGGCAGTAGGACAGGTAACCACAGGCTTTTCCAAGCCTTATGTTGCACTTTACACGTGCAAAGACGGCGTTATCACATACTCCAATGGCCAGTCGCTCGCCCGCGGCGTTGAGGTGAGTGTCGAGCCGGAGTCCAGCGAAGATAACAACTTTTATGCGGATAACCAGGAAGCTGAGTCTGATTCCGGTAAATTCACCGGCGGCACAATCGGCCTCACCGTCGACGGCCTGAAGACGGCTGCGGAGAGGCTGGTGATGGGCCTTCCTGAGATCGTGAATGGATGGATGGACTATGACGATGAACAGAAGATCCCTGAAGTTGGAATCGGCTTTATCCGCAGGGTTATGAGCGGTGGCGTCACAAGCTACATCCCCTACATCCTCGTGAGAGCAGTGTTCTCCCAGATCCCTATCAGTGCAGCCACCCAGGAAGAGGAGATTGACTGGCAGACCACCGAACTGAGCGCGACGCTTAAGCGCGGCGGAGATGCTAAGCACAAGTGGAGACGCGTGGGCCAGAATTGCGAAACAGAGGAAGCTGCAGAGGCAATGATTAAAGAGGCATTCAATATCACCAGCAACTCCAGCTCTGAAAGTTCTGACAGTGATGGCGGAGAAGGCTGATCCAGGAAAGACAACACACCGAAGGGAGAAATGACATGCTGATTAACGGGAAAGAGTACGGACTTTTTTACGACGTGGAGGCTCACTGCGAGTACGAAGATTTTATCATCAAGCATCCGGAAGTCGGAAAAGCGACCGCAACAATTGAGCTCGCGATCATCATGAACCGCGAGTTCAACAAGGAAAACGGCATTAAAGAACCGGTGCTCAGAAGAGCTGACATCGCCAGGCTCCCCTACTACGAGTACAAAGAGATTGAAGCAGCGGTTGACGCACAGATTAAGCTCAACTCCGAGCGCACAGTGGAGACGGCGCTGGGAAAAACAAAAGCCGCCGGAAAAGGAAACTGAATCGCTCGTGGTTCATATTTTACGGCCATGAACTGAACATGACGAGGCAGGAGACCATGTTGACACCATACGGGGAAATGCTCGACCTGATCTCTTGCCTCGCTATCTATAACGGCGGCGCCAAAGAAAAAGCACCGAAAATGAGTTTTGACGAATTTTTTGCATTGAGGTAATTGACCATGGCATACGACATTGGACCTCGGATCGGCATAGAAGGGGAAGCCGAATATAGAGCGCAGATGAACAGCATCATCACGCAGACCAAAACGCTTCATGCCGAAATGAAGACCATGAAGTCTGCGTGGGATAGCGACACCACTGCGAAGCAGAAAGCTGCACAGCAGACAAAAGCACTCAAAGACCAGATCGCCCTGCAGGAGCAGAGAGTTGCCCAGGCCAACAACATGCTCGACAAGGCAACTGCGAAATACGGCGAGAACAGCAACCAGGCGATGCGCTGGAGGCAGGCTGTAGCAAATGCAAGGACCGAGCTCAACAATCTCAATAACGAGCTCCGGAACACCCCGAACCAGTTGCAGGCGATTGGCCAGAACATGCAGGCGACCGGAGCCAAGATCCAGAACGTGGGCAAGGCAGTATCCTCTGTCGGCAAGACCATGACGACACATGTCACGGCACCGATCGTGGCCATGGGAGCGGCCGCAGTCAAGGTGACTGCAGATTTTGATTCGTCTATGTCCAAAGTCGCGGCTGTGTCAGGAGCAACCGGCTCAGATCTGGAACAGCTCCGGACAAAAGCCAGGGAGATGGGTGCGCAGACCAAATTCTCGGCATCTGAAGCGGCAGAGGCCATGAACTACATGGCCATGGCAGGCTGGAAGACGGGCGACATGCTCAGCGGTGTCGAGGGAATCATGGACCTCGCAGCGGCATCCGGAGAAGACCTCGCGACTACATCCGATATCGTGACAGATGCACTGACAGCATTTGGGAAATCCGCGCAGGATTCCGGAAGGCTGGCTGACATTCTGGCAGCAACGTCATCTAACGCAAACACAGATGTTGGCAAGATGGGCGAGACATTCAAATATGTGGCTCCTGTTGCCGGAGCTATGGGAATATCGATGGAAGACGCCGCGGTTGCAATCGGCATTATGGCGAGTTCAAGTATTAAAGCATCGGATGCAGGCACAGCTCTCAGGACAGGACTGGCAAATCTTGCAAAGCCAACAAGGCAAATGAAGTCCTATATGGACAAATACGGCATCGCACTCATTGAAAACAATGACGGATCTATAAATCTCCGGGATACCATGGTATCTCTCCGGGGGAAGATGAGAGGAATGTCGCAAGCTGAACAGACGGCAGCGGCAACAGCTATTTTTGGAAAAAACGCCATGGCTGGTTGGCTGGCCATCATCAACGGATCTGATAAAGACTTCGAAAAGCTGACAAATGCGGTCGACAATTCCGCAGGAAAAGCTAAAAGCATGGCAGAGATCATGCAGGACAACCTTGGGGGACAAGTCACAAGACTGAAATCACAGGTTCAGGAGCTGGGAATTTCTTTTGGGGAACAGCTGATCCCGTATGTCAGCAAGGCGGTCGACAAGATCCAGAATATTGTTGATTGGTTCAGCAAGCTTGATGAATCGGAGAAAGAACAGATCATCAAAATGGCTGCCATAGCGGCAGCGGCAGGGCCGGTGGTCACGGAAGCAGGAAACCTTATCACAGCCGGCGGAAAGATTTATGGAACAGTCGGCAAGGCTATCGAAATCTTCGGAGGATTGACTACAGCGGCAGAGGGTGCCGGCGCAGGTGTCGGAATCCTTGGCACGGCGATGACGGCACTCCCTGTTGTTGGGGTGGCTGCCGGGGTAGGCCTTGCTGTGGGTGCGGTGCTTGCGCTCAACAAAGCAGTCGGCGGCGGCAAAGACGGAGTATCTCAGCTCAATGCTGAAATGATCAACACTGTCAGCAGTGCGGAAAAGGCTCGCGGAGCACTCGACAGCGAAGTCGGGAGCATCCAGACGATGAACGAGAACCATCAGGCATCTCTGGAAAAGACAGAAGCGGCCGCGAGACTTGCGGAAAAATACGCGGATGAGCTTACGGATCTTGCCGGAAAAACCAACAAGACAGCCACCGAACAGGCGAAGATGAGAGCCCTGGTGGGAAAACTCAATGCAATTTATCCGGAACTTGGACTCGCAATCGACGACACGACCGGCGAATTGAATATGTCCACAACTGCATTGAAGGAAAATATCAAGCAGTTAAAAGAACAGGCAAAAGCGGCAGCATACAGCAAGATTCTCAAGGAGGAGATGGACAAGCTCGTCGAGATCGAGAAAAAAGTCATTGAAGCGGAAGATAAAAAAGCTGAAGTGATGGGGAAAGCCGGAGAAGCAGCGAACAAGCAGGCGGAGATCCAGGCGGCCCTCAAAGCTGAGCAGGATGAACTTGCGGCGGCACATAAAAACTACAATGCCGTGCTTGAAGACAGCACAGCTACGCAAGACGAAGTAGTAGCTGCGTCGACGAGACTTGAAAATGCACAGAATGCAGTAAATGACACGGTTGTGAATATTAACGGGGTGATGGTGGAATCAGCGTCTGCTATGGACCAGTACGCGACCGCACAGCAGAATGCATCGGAGGAAGCGGGAAAACTCGATGCATCTATCACGAGCGCAAACGAGGAATCGACAGCGCTCACAGAAACCATGACAAGGACGCAGGAGCGCCTCGATCAGTATACAGAGAGCCTTGGCATGACTAGCGAGGCATCTGACACAGCGACAGAAGCATCAGATACATTTGGAACATCAATCGAAGGCGCGGCAGATTCCGCTGAATCTGCCGGAGATGCGCTTGAAGATGTAGCGCAGAAGATTTCGGACTCGTGGGATAAGACCTATGAGCAGACAAAAGAATCTGTCATGGGGCAGAAGGGGCTGTTTGACGAGCTGGAAGAAGCGGAAAAAACATCCGTAGAGGAGATGGCAAAAAATCTCCACAAGCACGTTGAATCATACCAGAACTGGAATTCGAACGCGAAAACTCTCATGGAAACGGAGAGGTACGCGACAGATGAAAACTTCCGGGCAATGGTCAACTCTATCGTGTCCGCCGGGACAGACATGGCTCCGGAGCTGCAGGCAATCGTCGACGCATTCCAGAGTGGAGACACAAGCCTGGAAACAATCGTTCAGGATTACGGCACCATGTCGACGCTTGCATCAGATATGGCGACAACAACCGCTAATGCCGCAACTGCTGCAGACTATGGCCTCGATGCACTTAATCAGGTAATCGGGTCAGACTTCGCAACGGCGAAGCAGACTGCGGCCACAGGAACGCTGGACATGGCTGGCGCTGTAGGAGCCGGCGTGCCGCCATTGCAGTATAACATCAACAGCCTGTCCGGAACATACGATGATTTGTATACATCAATCGCAGCGAGGACTGGCAAATTGGAGCCGCTCGCTGCCAATGATGTGAACGGCCTTGCATCGGGCCTTGGCAAAGGGAACGGAGCGGTACAAAAATCCGTAAACGGTGTAACGAAAGAAGTAGGAAAACTCCCGGCAAATGTGAGCGCACAGAAAGCCGCATCACAGAGGAGCGCCACAGACCTGGTAAAAGCGACAGCAAATTCCATCCAGGGACAGAAAGGAACTTTTTCGAATACCGCAAAGAGCACCGGCACGGAAGCCAAGCAGGTATCGCTGGCCATCAATGCCCAGAAGGCCGGAGCGGCATCATCCGCAAAGACTCTTGTGTCGGGGGTAACAACGGCGGTCAACGGAAGCAAGGCAAGCGTAAGCGCTGCATCGAAAGCTGCAGGCACAGAAACTAAGCAGGTATCGCTGGCCATCAATGCCCAGAAGGCCGGAGCGGCATCATCCGCAAAGACCCTTGCAACAGGCGTAAAATCCGCGCTGGACAGCCAGAAAGGAACAATCAAAACCTCAGGAACCAATCTCGGCAAAGCGGCGGGAGAAGGAGTAAAGAGCGGGGCAGACGGTTCGAAGGGCAGCGCTTCCAGTGCAGGGAAAAGCCTGGGCGGAGTGCTTGTGAGCGGACTGAACGACAAAAAGAGTTCCGCAAGAAGTGCGGGAGGCTCGGTAGCCCGCGCAGGAAAAGACGGAATCACCGGTGTGAGCACGTCAAGCGCCCGGACATGGGGCCAGCATCTTGGCCAGAACCTTGTCGACGGTATCCGGTCAAAGATCGCAGCCGCAAGAGCAGCATCCAGAGCACTGGCGAATGCGGCAGCATCTAATATAAAACACTCGACGCCTAAAGAAGGCCCGTTGAGACACGACGATGTCTGGGGCATGCACCTCGCGCAGAACTTCGCGGATGCCATGCACAAAGGCATCCCGGTGATCAAGGCACAGTCAGCCCAGCTGGCACAGGCGGCAAACGTGAGCACATACGTGGATCCTCTGGATGTATCCGGCAGAGGGGCTCTCGGAACAACGATCAGACAGAGTGTTGACTTGAGCAACATGCCAAACATCGACCCGGAAGCAATCTACAACGCAGTCCGGGCGGGAACAGAGAGACAGAGCATCACGCTGCAGATCGGGGAACGCGAGCTTGGCCGCGTCCTGCGTGATATGGGGGTGCAATTTGCATGAATGTAAAAGTGACATACACCGGATCATCCGGTAACACATACAACCTGAAGCTGAAAGAGCGCCTCCGGCTGAAAAAAGCGAATTTCCACAAGTACACATGGGCCATGGATACCACAAAGCAGAAATACGGGGTCACGGTGGATGAATTCCGCCGTGACCCGATCTCGTATGATGCATCGCTGATATTCACCGGGACATACCAAGAAAACAAAGAGATGATCGAAGCCCTGCACGCGGACTTCGAGAGGGACATCCTCACAAACAACGAGGGGAAACTTACATGGGGAGACTACTCCATTGGGATGTTTGTCACTTCCTCGAGCACATACCCGAACGACAAAGAAGATACACAGAACGACATTACGATTTATTGCCCGTATCCGTTCTGGATAATGGAAAAGACGATCACTATTTTTCCGTATACACCGACTGTTACAGATGAAGACAAGCAGTACAGTTATCAGTACCCGTATTCATATGCGAGCTCACAGGAGAGGACCGTGCGATTTGATACTGCGCATTATGCAGAGAGCGATTTTCGCATGGTGGCATACGGGCCGTTTTCCGAGCTTAGCGTCGAGATAAACGACGAACTGAAAAGAATTGGATATGCCATATCTTCCGGAGAATACATGGTGGTCGACAGCAGACAGCACGGACAGTATAAAGGCGAGGCCTACGTGATCAAAACAGATGGCACGAGAGTCAATGTTTTTGACTACAGGGCACCGGAGCATCAGTTATTTAAAAAAGTATCAGCCGGAATAATCAATATTGACTACTCAAGGGCACATGGAATTGATTTGACTGTATTCCTGGAGAGGAGTGAGCCTATATGGACATTATCATGATCGACAGCTTGCTCCACGAAACCGGAATCATCTGTGCGGATGTAGATATCGAGATCGGCACATCGGAAGCCAGAAACGATTTTGAATTCACAGACGTAACAGAGTTCCCAGCCGCAGGCTTCTACGTGGAGGGGACGGAGTACGGAGGCTTTATCGAGTGGGATAAAACATCGTCCTCATCTGAAAAAACGACCTTGAAAGGGTGGACATGGCGAGGATTGCTTACACAGGACATCATTATTCCGCCGGCAGGGAATGACTATAAGATCGTGAGCGGAGACGCAAACGCCATTATCAGGGAAATACTCTCCGGCGTCCTGGGAGGTTTTTTTACAGTTCCGGATTTCCAAAGTGGATGCACCATCTCGAATTATCAGTTCCCACTCTATATCAACGTCCTGGACGGAATTACAGGCATGCTTGCGGAAAGTGGATACAGGCTGAGCATACATGCAGACAAGCCGGCAGAGGGAACGGCAGTAGTGGTGACGGCAGAGGCTGTACAGGTTGCCAGGATTGAGGGAACGGCAAATGAAGACTCTCCATACACTGTGGAGATTACTAACAACCGAATGGGAATCAATCACCTTGTATGCATGGGAGGTGGAGAACTGCAGGATCGCCAGCGCCTGGACCTTTATATCGGATCAGACGGCAAGGTGACGACAACAAAGTACTTCACCGGATTTGAAGAACGTACGGCCTACTACGATTATGGAAGCGTCGAGAGCCTCGATGAGCTCCGCAAACACGGGGAAGAAAGGCTGCTCAGTATCGCGTCAACAAGAAGCGTGCAGGTGAAAGCAAACGGCAGTCAGGAAGCAGAAATTGGCGACATGGTACGCGCGTCTCTCCGCGGAGAAGTGATCACCACGCCGATCGTCCGGAAGATTGTAAAGATCAAAGATGGCATTCCAACGTACGAGTACAAAACGAAAGATGAGCAGTAAGAGGAGGAAATAATGGCAGTTTTGGTCAACGGCGACGGATTTAAACCCGTCACAGCACAGATGGATGCCGATTTCTACGCAGGTATCTGGGGAGACGGCCTGTCCGTGATCAATGTCGGGAGCAACATGGCCGCCAGCATTGAGAGCGCGACAGTGGTCCGCGTTGCGGACGGAGAGGCCGTCATCCAGGGGCGCAGGATACACATTGACGCGGGATCATATGACGAATTTTCCATTCCGATCGGAGAGCAGGGGGCGACGAAATACTTTGTCATTGGATACGAGCTTTACCGTGACGCGGAAAATAAGGAACTCTGCAGGACATTTGTCCAAGAGGTCGCCAGTGCATCCGCTACAGTGCCTGTCGGCGGCGCACTCCGGGACGGCGCGACATCCATTAAAGCGTCGTTGTACAGAGTCACCAAGAACGGCGTCAACATCGGCTCCATCACGGCGCTGTTTGAAGCACCTAAGGTGATGAGTCAGATTTTCCCTGTTGGGGCTGTTTACATTTCTACGACTGCGACAAACCCATCCGTTTATTTTGGCGGAACATGGAGACAGATAGAGGGGCGGTTTCTGCTCGGCCAGTCGTCCAGCCATGCAGCAGGGTCGACAGGCGGTTCGGCGACAAAGACTTTGTCAACAGATAATCTCCCGCCGCACGCACACTCGGGCCCTTCCCACACGCACAGCATCGCAGCACATAAGCACACGGGCACTACAGGCAGTGCGGGAGCCCATTCGCACACCCTGCACAGATGGCTGGCTGGCGGGACGGGTACAGCAAGATATGCAGCGCAGGGCGATTCGTCGACACCGACATACAGCACGAACTCGGCAGGGGCCCACACCCACTCATTTACAACGAATGCAGGGGGCGGAGGAAATACCGGGGCGGCTGGTACTGGCAGCACCGGCAGCGTTGGCAGAGGAACCGCATTCTCGATCATGCCGCCATATCTGACAGTATACATGTGGGAACGGACGGCATAAGCAAGAGGAGGAAAGATTATGAGCGAAACCTGGGAGGTTGTATCAGGATACCGAGTGGTTGAATATTCTGATCCCATGATCTTTAAATTTGACCCCGACACAAAGGCAATAGAAAAAATCACAAAGCAGATACTTGTTTCAGGTGAAAAAAATTCCCAGTATATCCGCTTTGAGACGGACAGATACTTTGACGGGATCGATCTAACAGGCAAGCGGATACAGATTATCTATCTCGGATCCAGCGGCCTGTCGGACATAAACGAGGTCGTAAATGTAGAGTGTACCGATACATCTCTCAGATTTGGCTGGGTTGTACCGGGAAATGCCTGCTTTGATCCCGGAGATATGTGCTTTTCGATAGAGTTTATTGCTAACGATTATGTACTTAAATCGAGGAAATACGACCTGAATGTGACGGAAGGACTCAATGGGGGAAATGTGATCCCTGAGCCTGAAGAGGGTGTATGGTATATCGAGTTGCAGGAACGCTGTGACGAAATACTGACAAAAGCAGAAACCGCATCGACCAATGCAGCGAATATAATGAACAGCATTGCTTCGCCGACGGTGGCTCCTACTGCGGCAAGCATGGAAGATACAAGCGCCGTCTACGTATATACGGGATCAGAGGACGGATACACATATGGGAACTGGTACTACTACGATGCCGGTGCATCCGAGTGGGTGTCAGGAGGGGTGTATGCGTCCACAACAATACTCGTAGACAAGACCCTTAGAGTCCAGGGCAGGGCGGCAGAGGCAGTGGCTGTAAGAAATGCAATACAGGAAGCATCAACAGAAGGGGCTGAAGCTCTTACAACTGCGGTCACTAACCTGCAGACGCAGGCGGCGTCTGACCACACGCGGCTTCAGACGCAGATCTCACAGCTATCTTCTGATGCAGAGACTGCAGTGCACAGCGAAACTATCATCAACATCATCAAATTGACGCGTGCAGAATACGAAGGGATTACGGCAAAGAATCCAGAAACTTTGTACATCGTGCAGGATGATTAAGAAGGAGACCTATACATGGCACATATGCTTTTCCTTGGCGATGAGCCTATAACATGCATCAAAGATGTTACTGTGGCTTCTGAGATGACAGACGAGCATCTCATTTATCGCTACCTTGGAAACGAAGAAGATTATGAATCCGGAAAGCTGTACTACCACAACGGCACGATCTTTGAGCCTGTTGGAACGGGAACAGGCGGAGGGGGCGGAGGCGGATCATCCGAAGGAAATGCAGCAGTTATCACTGCTCAGAACACCACAGGGTGGCTCAGTAAGACAATCTCTTATGGCCAGGCCGTATCTCTGTCGATCACATGGTCTTCACTTGAAGACGATATGCCAACCGGAGACGGCACTTTGCAGGTGATTGTAAACGGATCGACAAAGCGCTCGCTCAATATCTCTCAGGGCAATGTAACCGTTAATGTGACGGATTACCTCGTGGCAGGCGCGAATACGATCCGCTTGAGGATTTCTGACGTTTACGGTAATTCACGTAATATTAGTTTCAGCGTAAAAGCTGTGCAGCTGACGCTTGCATCCTCTTTTGACAGCTCCGTGATCTACACGGCGGGGGCGAGTGTTGACTATACATATACTCCAACGGGCGCGGTGGAAAAGACCGTTTATTTTATCGTAGACGGCAATACAATAGGGACGGTTTCTGTAACTGCATCCGGCAGACAGCAGACATATTCCCTTCCGGCAATGACACATGGGGCACACAGCCTGCGCGTGTACTTTACAGCAGAAGTGGACGGAGAGACGGTCACATCCAATGAGCTCTATTATGAATTGACCATTGTAAACCCGTCATCAACCACTACGATCATCACAAGTTCCTTCCGGGATTCCGCTGTAGACCAGTACGAAACGATATCGATCCCTTACAAGGTATACACGCCGACCAGTCTTACATCGGAAGTTGTGCTCAAGGCAAACGGCGAAACAGTCGCCTCCCTTACCGTGGACAGGGCAGAGCAGACCTGGACATACCGCACAGACAATACAGGGACTATCAATCTTGTTGTCACTTCAGGCGGCGTACAGAAGACTATCGTGTTGACGGTTGCCGAATCTGATATTGATGTCGAACCTGAAACAAATGCTCTCGCCCTTTACCTGACAAGTTATGGGCGCAGCAACAGCGAAGCTAACCCAGCCGTATGGAAAGACACAGACAGGAATATCTCTGCATCCATGACAGGATTTAACTTCATCTCAAACGGCTGGGTGGAAGACGATGAAGGGATTACTGTGCTTAGAGTATCAGGGGATGCCAGGGTCACTATCCCGTATAAACCATTTGCTTCTGATTTCAGGACAACGGGCAAAACTTTCGAGATTGAGTTTGCTACAAGGGACATTCTCAATTATGACGCTGTTGTATTTTCCTGCATGAGTGGCGGCAGAGGGATCCAGCTCACCGCGCAGGTGGCAACACTTGCGTCTGAACAATCATCGATCTCCACTCAGTATAAAGAAGATGAACATGTCACTGTCTCTTTCGTGGTAGAGAAGAGAAACGAAAACAGGCTTATCTACATCGCCATTAATGGAATCAATTCCGGCGTTATCCAGTATCCTGCGGATGACGATTTCTCACAGATGTCGCCGGTAAACATTTCCATTGGGGCGGCAGGATGTACGACGGATATTTACCACATCCGTGTATACGACAATGATCTGACCAGATATCAGATTCTCAACAACTGGATCGCAGACACGCAGTCCGGCACTCTTATGAAAGAGCGGTTTGAGCACAATGACGTTTACGACGAATACGGAAAGATCGTTATTTCGAAGCTCCCCAAAGATCTGCCCTACTTTATCCTCAATGCGGAGGAACTCCCTCAGTATAAAGGTGACAAGAAGACTATTTCTGGATCGTATGTTGACCCGGAACATTCGGCAAAATCCTTTACGTTCACCGGATGCCAGATCAATGTACAGGGTACATCTTCAGCTCCGTACGCCAGGAAAAACTACGACATGCAGTTTAAGAATGGCTTTGAAATGAGCAGCGGAAGCCATGCTGATACCTATGCTCTTTCTCCAGCCATCATCCCGTTTAACCGCTTTGTTCTGAAGGCAGACGTTGCATCCAGCGAGGGTGCGAACAACGTAGAACTGGTAAAGCTTTACAATGACGCGACACCGTATGCAAGGCGTGAACAGGAAGATGATGCAAGGGTCCGGCAGGGTATCTATGGATTCCCTATTGTTGTTTTCTGGCATGACACAGCCCATAACGAAACGACTTTCCTCGGGAAGTACAACTTTAACCTGCCGAAGAGAGCACCTGAACCGTACGGATATACCGGGAACATGGAGTCCTGGGAATTCCAGAACAATACTTCCGATCTGATGCTCTTTAAGTCGGATTTCTTCGATCAGACGATGGTCACTGATCCCACCACTGGCGAAGCAAAGGAATCATGGCGCTACGACTACGAAGCACGTTTCCCTTCTGACGAATGGGTAAACTACTCAAAGCTTCAGGAGCTTCAGTCTTTCATTGTATCATGCGACCGCTCCAAGGCTACCGGAAATACGCTTGCATCTGCCGTTACCTATGGAGATGTAACATACACGGTTGATAATGCCGCATACAGGCTTGCAAGATTCAGGAATGAGTTCGGGAAATATGCAGAGGTATCATCCTTTATCTTCTACTACATTTTCACAGAACTTTTCCTGATGGTCGACTCCCGCGCTAAGAACCTGTTTATCGGTTTCTCCGGAGGCGATACAACAGGGCTTACTGCGATTGACCGCAAGGCCGTTGCAGAGCCTTACGACATGGACACTGCAATCGGAACAAACAACGAGGGCTTCCTTGTTTTTGGCTACTCCCTTGAAGATACGGATCATCTCTCCGACGATGCAGACGTTTTCAACGGCCAGGAATCAGTGCTGTGGAACAATGTACGTGATGCGTTTCCGGCAGAGATTGTAGCAATGTATCAGTCACTGCGTTCCAATGGAACACTTTCCTATGAATCGGTAGAGCGGAGATTCGAGGAACATCAGGCAAAATGGAGTGAGGCGATCTTTAATGAGGATGCCTATTTCAAGTATATTGCTCCTCTTACTGATCCTGACACCGGCAAAGAGCCTACTGACTTTTATCTGCCGATGCTGCAGGGGTCAAAAGCGGAACAGCGCAAATGGTGGTTGTTCAACCGCTTCCGCTACATGGATTCCAAATGGAATGCGGGAGACGCGCTCAGCGAAGTGATCCAGCTCCGCGGATATGCAAAAGCAGATATCACGGTTACTCCGTATGCTGACATTTATCCCACCGTAAAATATGCATCGTATCTGGTTTCCGAAAGAGGACAGCACGGTGTACCCACAACGCTTGCATGCCCCCTGGATAACGTCAACGATACTGAAATTTACATTTACAGCGCGTCGCAGATTGCATCCGCAGGAGACCTGAGCGGGCTTAAAGTCCGTGTCGCAGACTTCTCCAAGGCCACAAAGATACAGTCGATCGTGGTCGGAAGTTCCGCATCAGGATACAACAACCCGAACCTTGTAACACTGTCCATCCCTGCATCTTCCCTGCTCAGCCTTGTTGACGCAAGGAATTGCAGCGCACTGGCTGGAACTATTGATCTGTCACCTGCTGCAAACATCGAAGAGGTTTATTTTGACGGAACCGCTGTTACAGCAGTAACCCTTCCGGTCGGCGGCATCCTGAGGAAACTGCATCTGCCGTCCACTGTCACAAACCTTACCGTCCGGAACCAGCCGGCCATTACGGAATTTGTGATACCGAGTTACAGCAATATCACAACGCTCAGGATTGAAAATTGCGCCGGCGCAATCCCGGTACTTGATATTCTGGATGATATCCCTGCGAACTCCCGCGTGAGGATCATCGGGTTTACCCTCGCAGTCACATCGACATCAGACGTTGAGGATTTCTTCGACTATCTGGACACCATGCGAGGCCTCGACGAATACGGCAACAACCTTGATAATGCCGTGGCGAGCGGCACGATCACCGGGCTTGGCACGATCACCGGAGCATGGCTCGCCGAGATGAATGCACGCTATCCGGATATCAAGATCGAGTACGAGCATATTAACAGCAACCTGTATTACTACAATTATGATGGCACTCAGCTTCTGTACACCGAGACCATTCAGGACGGCGGTAACGGTACATATACAGGTCAGCCTTCCAGGGCCTCCACGGCAGCCAACACATTCACCTTTGCCGGCTGGAGCCTGTATACCAACCAGTCGACAGCAGACCCAGCAGCGACACAGAATGTCACAAGAGACAGGAACGTCTATGCCGCATATATCGCAACAGGCCGGACATACACTGTATACTTCTATGTCGGAACAACCCTTAAGCAGACGGTCAATAACGTTCCCTATGGCGCAAGCGCGACATATACAGAGGCAACACCTGTGGATCCGAGCGGCGCAGGAATGGACTTTACATGCTGGCTGCCGGCACCGACTAACATCCAGGGCAACACTTCCTGCTATGCGCAGTTCGCATCCCCGGAGCCGGAGCATACCATCACGGATACCTGGGAAGAGATCATACAGCATGTGCAGCTTGGCGATTATGCTACGCGCTACAGCGTGGGCGATACGATGAGCCTGAACCTCGGTTCAGAAGGATATATCAATATGCAGATCGTGGCATTTGATACGGACGATAAAGCCGATGGAAGTGGAAAGGCACCCATCACATGGATCGCGGAGCATATACTCGACACAAGCCACAGGATGAACCCCCCGCTTGAGACAAATTATGTCTATCCGAGTGGACCGAGCTTTACACGAGGCTCCACGAGTCCCGGCGGTAGTAATTATAACCAATGGAATCCGCAGAACGCTTATAAGGCAAATAACACGGCAAAGATCACCTTTACGGTGACGGCTGTTGCGACTGGCACATTGCGGCTAAGATATGTCACAGGCACTGCTGCCAACTGCGCGACAACGCTGAAGATCGATGGGACAGATGTGATCACCAGCTACAGTGCGAGTGCGCAGAATTATGACCTGGCCATTACGGCAGGAACGACATATGTGATCGAGTACGAAACCACAACGCTTAATGACACTAACAGCACATCCACATATATAAGGCTTTGCAATACATCAGGTGCAAGCCAAGAAAGTTCTGTTTCAGCACTCGTCACGCAGGACAGCGTCGTGATTGAGGATTGTGCTGTGCGTACCGTTGACAGCTACACCTCCGGCACGGGCGCGATCGGCGGCTATACGGCATCGGAAATGAGGACCTATATACAGGAGACGATCAAGCCTCTGATCCCCCAGGAAGTGCTCGCAGCAATCAAACCGGTCACAAAGTATACCCGGAATTACAATACTACAGGAAATGCGGTCAACAATGTCACGTCCACTGAGGATGTATGGATCCCTTCGAGGCGTGAAATGTTCACGGGTTCTGAAGACCAGGGACCGACATACACTAGCTTTTTCACCTCGAATGCAGACAGGGTGAAAAAGAAAGCCGGCGCGTCGAGCGCCTCGTGGTGGTGGCTCCGCTCCGCTAATAGCAC